ATGCCGCCCTTAGCCGTGCTAAAGTCGTTGTCCAAATACTTATCCCATTTAGTGGCATAATACAGAACAAACGGACCATAGTGTTTATAATCTTGAGCAAGAGTTCTCATCGCCAAAACTTCGTCTAAGTGAAGCTGCGGCGTCCAGCTTGAATCAGTTGGGTCAGTCATGGTATACGATATACGTGACGTGAAATTAGTCATGCCGTATAATGACCCGCCACCAAAGGCATAGGTACCACCTCGGCCAAGAAGTAATTTCTCGGTCATCTCACCGACTTTGCGGCCCGCGAGTTCGCCCATCGTAGTATCGAGTGGAGCACCAGTTCTTCGTGAGGTAGCTACTTCACGAGCTGAGAACTGGAAGTCTTTATGAATGATAGGCAGCGGTAAAAACGCGCTCTGAAAAATTGGCCTGTCATTAGACCCAAGAACCAAGCCATCCATGCTGATGTGAGCGTCATTGATGTCGCTTGTTTTCTGGTATTCAAGAACAGTAGTTCCCATTCCGTTTGGAATACCATAAGTCAAGCCTGCTGCTCTTACGTCAGCGACTGCTCTGAGTCGTTGTCTCGCGGCTCTCATGATAGAAGTGTCGAATTGTTTCCACGCTTCTTTCGTAAGAGTAGCGTCTGCGTTTGTACGAACAGCTTTAGGCTCCCCGTGCACGTTCTGAGTAATATACGATTTTCCATCGTTGCCAATATATGGCCTCAACGCGCCAACATCGAAGTTGACGGCAAGTAATTTTTCGAAAAGGCTGTTATTAGTTGATTGGCCTTGGTATAGCATATCTACGGGCATTAAAGCCTCCTTTCTGAAGTTAATACTTCAAATTTTATTGTTATACAAACCTGACTGCTTTCAAAGCAGCTGCTGTCAAGTGAGTGAATGCGGTCTCTGACGCGTCTATTCTTCCAATTGCTTGTTCTATCACGCCAGCACTGTTAATACTGTTTTCTCCGGCCAATGTACCGTCGCCATAGCTGAATACTTCGTCGCCCGGGTTAAGAGCTTCGCCCGCTGAGATAAGCATGTTCATAACCGAGCCCGGTGCTACTACTTCAATCTGAACTGGGTCATCCGCAGAATAATCATCGTCTACTGTGCTGCCCTGAAGAGCATCCTCGAGTGCTACGATTCTTTCAGCTCTTCCACCTTCTGTAGAATGAGCTTGTACTTTTCCAGCAGACGTTACTTCAAGCAACATGCCGGGTGTAATAGTACCGGCTGCTATCAGCTCGTCTCGCATGTTATAAGTACCTTTGTTATGAATACGATTGTACGCCATTTGTTACTCCTTTCAATACGCCGTTTAAGCGTTATAAGTAAATTCGTTAGTTCTTATCGAAGTTCATGACTGGAATCTCGAGAGGAGTTTCTGTCACGACTTCATCGTTAGCAACCTCAGCAAGACCGTCGAACATGTTGACTCCGCGAGCAGGCTTACTTGATGAAGCTAATACGGCCATGCCTTTCAGCTGATCTACTGAACATCCCTTAAGATACTCTTCGCTGAACACATTACGCTCGTTGGAACGAATCGTATTAACAAGTCTGTTCTTCTCAGCATTCAGAGTAGCTACACCAGCCTCGAGCACTTCACGAATCTCTGTAGGCGCTTCGTTCAAAACGTCTTGCAAGGTCTTTAGCTTTGGAGCTGGTGCCGGAGCAGGTTCTTGGTTGTTTGCCGGAGCAGGTTCTTGGTTGTTTGCTGGTGTCGGCTCTGGTTCTACGTCTTTTACCTTTGACAGCGTTTCAACATCAGTGCTCATGTTAGTGAGAATTTTCTCACTCAATAACATGAGCGAGTCACGGTCGTCTTCTTTCCATGACGTCTTAGCGTTTGCTATCAAAGCATCCACAATTTTCTTTTTGTCCATCTGGACTCCTTTCTGATTTAAGTTTGTTACTTCTTTATATTCTACGGTTCGAGTCACTTCCGCTGGCATCCCGCTGAACGTCATAGTGCCGTTACTATCTTTAACATATTCTTGCTTGTACAACTTTCCGCCATCTTCGTACACGAAATACTCGTCATAAACTTCTTCAATCCAAGCGTTCTCATTTTTATCTCGAAGAATTGAGCTGAGAGCTATTCGAGTCTGGTCGTACCCAAGTTCGTTCAACCTTAAGAACCCGGCGCCGTCTTCTATCGAGCAAGCACCCTTGACGTCGGGCAGCAGTGCTAAGTGGTCGGGCTGCAAGTTATGAGCAATCCCGATGTACGGTTCGCCGTTCCATTCGCCCTCTACTTGTTCGAGGTCCATGAACAGGCCAGTGCTGACTTCCATCACCGCGTTGTTCTCGATTGCTTCCATCACTCGGTTATCGACAACGTCTGCTCTGCTGGGCTCGAGCCATACTTCAGTACCAAGTTTCTTAGTGTCGTTGTTCCACTTGGTATTCATTAGCACGCCGACTTTGCGAGCAGTTATTTCAATCGGGTCGCAAGCAGTAGTACCTTGTCCGTTACGCTTAGGATGATAAACCACGGCGGGCTTATGATTCCATGCTACAGGCAATTTGCTCAACTCGTCAGCAGGATAGTATATCGGCCCGCCATCACCGTTGTGTACGCCCTCAGTTATCATCTGCGTTGGTACTACGAGGAAGTCTCTTCCTTCCATGGAGTCATTTCGCACGAGTGACTTCGTTGCTCGAAGATTAAACGTCACTACGTGGAATTGTTTCTTGTCCGTAGCGGCTACGTTACTTACTATTTTAGGTTTCTTTCGTTTGAACATTTCTGGCTCCTAAACCAAAACACTTTCGTCTGGTAATTCTATATCTGAAAAACTTACGACCTTAGGTTTTAGGTCTTTTATAGCGTCTAAAGCGTAAGCGTCTAATCCGATTATCCTGGAGCGCCGCCCTTAGAAAACGCGTCAATCTTATTGCGCAGTTCTTTTAACTCAGCTTTATACTTTAATAAGTCTTTTCTCAACTCTCGTTGGCCGCCCTTATAAGCTTTTCGTAACTGAGCAACCTTAACTCTTAAAACTTTTTCTTGTGCTAATAACTCGCTCACTTCTGAAGTGTCGGGCAAATCTGTCGGCAGTCGATATTCGTCTTTTGTTTCTTTTGTAGTAGCTGGCACCCAGGCACACCTGCAGTTTGGATGCAAAGGTAGCAGTCCGTGTGCTTCTTCGACATTATACAGTTGGCCTTCCATCGAGGCACATTCTTCGCAGACCTTCGCATCGTTAGCCGTCTGCCATTCAGCCATAATTCCAACTTCTTCAACTCCAAGTTTCGTGAATCCATCGAGCTGCCCCTCAGCATGCGCTCTTATTATCTCGGTTCGTGCTATTGCTCTTGCTCGTGTTCTCGTCAGTTTGTCTATCTGTTTCGTCATTTGTCGTGCTACAGTCAGTGGTGAGTCACCTCGAGCAAGTCCCTCGGCGAGCGTCCTGCTCATTTGCTGTGACATGCTCGCAGTCACGCCTTTTAGCTCTTCGAAGGTCCTTGAATAGATGAGCTTCAGCTTGTCCGTGGTCTCTGGAGCGAAGAACGCGCTCCTTAGAAATTCTTTTCTATTACCTTCATAAAAATCTGGTGTCTGCAGCAACGAGGTCTTCTTGTTAACGTCCAAGTAAGCTCTCTCGATTCCTTTCTTGTAAGCTGAGCCAACATACTCACTCGTCCACGACTCCCCAGTCACGCCGTCCACGGTCAGCACCCCACTGTCTACTTGTTCCTTGAACCACGAATTAAAGCCGTCTAACTTCTCAGTGCTCGTTCTAAACTCAAAGGTCTTTACGTTAAGCTTGAACGTTGGCGTAGGTTTTAGTGCGAGCTCGTCGTCCTTAGCTACGAATTTCATTACTTGAGCTTTGAGTCTCGCAAACTTGACATTCATACGACGAATGAAGCTACGACGTAACATCGTAGTGCGCGACGGGTCCATCTTGGCAGTGTTGGCGTTACTCAGTAACATCGTCGCCTCCGTCGTCGTTCGTATCTTGCAAATCGGGCAACTCAACGTTCTCAATTTGTCCATCGAGTATAGCCTGAGCTTCCTCGTCAGTGTACTTGAGCACCATTGTTAAGTACTGCGGTGGTGCCATTAGTGTATCGCCCACGCCGCCCGCTGAGTATTTTGCCATGGCCTCAGTCTTCTTAACCATGACATCTGCTGAATCTTTTTCATCTAAAGCCCCAAGGTCGGGCCAGTCTACTATCAAGTCTTTTGGCTCAGGCAACACTCCGAGATTTATTAACAAAGTCACGAACGGCTTAATTAAGCAATTAGTGACATACCCGTTCTGTCTCTTAGTGACTTTTTTGTTCCAATCTTTGGTGTCCTCTGCTGACGCAAGCTTTGCTTCCTCGCTGCCCATTAGTTTTCTATATGGCACTCCGTACGTTATGGATATTAGCTTGATTATCATCATTACGTTTGGCGTTGGGTCAGCTATCTGCACTTCGAGTGGCTTAACTTCTACATTACTCAGGGCTAAGAATCTCTGTAAATCTTCAGTATAATTCTTCAACTCAGCTTTGATGTCTGTCTTCTCGTCATCTGTTAATGGTGTCGTCCTATCAGGGTCAGTCTTTATTGACAAACCCGGATAGCCACCACGCCAAAACATCTCCGCGCTACCACCGCCAACTTTTTTCAAGTCAAGCAAGTAGTTATAAACATTCTTCATTCTCGGCACACCAAACGTGTCACTTGTCAATCGGCCGTCAGCCACATGAAGTACTCGAGTGTAGTGAACTGTCTTGCTCTCGTAGGCCGTCTCATTATTAGCAAGCGTCTCGAACTTAACCTCGTAAGTCACTGGCTTGCCAAACCGTGGTGATGTCACGTCAATATCTTTAGATTTTATTGTCACTACTGATTCGTCTACTACTTTCAAGTATAACAGTTGTAAGCCTTTGGTCTTTTCTACTGGCTTGTCAAGAGTTAGCCCATCACTTAAACCTAATATTAGCAGACCATAACGACCAATGCCGCTAAGTACATCTATTCTTTCTAAGTAATCAAACAAATTAAATTGCTTGTTTAACTCGTCCCAGGCTTTCTCGAACTCAGTCTCGTCCTCATCCTCGGTCTCATAAACATACGGCTCAGTAGCCCAACATTCTTTTGGATATAACTCTACGACTCGAGTTCCTACACCGTTGCGATCGAACATAGCCTTAAAGTCTTCTTTTGTCACGTCCGGTGGGTAACCACACGCGGCGTCTAAGTCGCGTACTCCTGACATTGCCTTAGCAATAGCATCTCGACTAAGAGTATAGTCATTAAGAACTAAATTAAATAAGCCATTTCTCAAAATCTGCTCACCCTCCTGTCTACTTGAGTAAGAGCCTTGAACGCGCCACTCGACGCATCAACTTGGTCCTTATAGCTACTGTAAGGAAAATACTGTAATTCATCTAAGTAATCAACGTTCCACGCGGCTTGTATCATGTAAACATTGCCGTTGTTTACTTGCACACTGAATGGGTCAGCTCTTAGTTCTTTAGCTCCAGTAGGCTTATCTGCTCGTACTATGAAGCCTGCTAACATCCTGATAGTCTCGTCCGCTGATTGCTTCCCGCCGCTTCCTGGCTCTTGTTCTATCCAAACTTCTACGCCGTGCCCGTCGGTCTGCGTCACTGTCTTTATGACTTGTTCGCGCCTGCCGCTGTCCCATTGTCCAATGACCGCGTCAAGAATCCAAAATCGCCCATGAATATCCAAGCCCATCTTGATGCCAGCCGTTCTACAACCAGCGCCTTCAGAGCCAGCTTTGTCCCAATACCTGACTATTTTCACCCATTCTTTTAGATGCGTAGGCGAGTGGTCTATTCTTATTCGTTCCCATTTAAACATACCACCCTCGAGCGGAGTTGGTCGTTGCATGTATTGACCAGAATAGAAAAACTTGCCCTGTGTTTTCTTTTCTTCCAATGTCTTATGCGATAAGCGTTTTGGGTCCATTAAGCCATCAACATAAAACTTTCTTAATTCAGCTGGCTTAACGTCCTCACAGTCTTCGGCTGGCAAACAAATATGCTTAACCGTAGCGCCACCACTCATCTGAGTTCTTTTAAGTAACGCAGCCGTAGGGTCATTTTGATGAAGTCGCTGCATTATTAAAATAGTAGGAGTACGGGCTTGGTCGACTTTTCTTTGTGCTAATGAACTGCATATCCACTCGTTCGCGGCCTTGAGTTCTATTTCTGAAGCTGCCTTGTTAGGGTCAAGTGGGTCGTCGATTGTTATGATGTGACCATGGAATCCAGCAATACCACCATTACCAATGGCCAGTCGCATGCCTCCGTGGTCGTTGACAAAATAGTCCTTAGCATTCTGGTCATCTCTTAAGCTCAGCGGATTATGTCTTTGATATTTTGTTGATGTTATTACGTCTCGCGTCTTAC